GGTGATGAACACATTCGTGGACTTGTTAGTATGGCAGAATCTATGAGTGAGGTTACTTGTGAAGTTTGTGGTTCGCCTGGCAAAAGAGATGGTAATGGTTGGATCAGTACAAGGTGTGAAGAACATAAGTTAAAGGGTGAATAATGGAATACGATTACGCCAGATATGAAAAAATTCTTGTTGATATGCTTGAGGGCAGTCACCGAGACTCCGATGATTTAGAAATTGGTAGAGATATCTCCAATTTGCCTGAAGTAAAAATTATCTTTGATGGTTATGGTGATCTTGAGGATGAAGATGAAAACGGTGAATATCGATATACAGAAGGTGGCAATAAGACTATGGAATCTTATGCTATCTTCATCCATAAAGATGCCTTAATTGAAGATTTTATTTTTCCCGAGCATACTAGTTATGCCTTCACATTTGGCTCAATGATTCAACATAGACCTGCGGAAGAAGTTTGCGTCTATGCATGGTATGATGTTGAAACTAAATCGTGGGATATTTTACCACTTGAAGACCGATTGGATGAAGACAATACCATGAATGAAAATGATGTTATGAAAATCCTTGAAGGATTGTATGATACATATTTGAAACCATGGGAAAATAAATTCTCTAACGATCCAATTACGGGATTGCCTAATTGGCCATTCCAAAAATAATTGCCTCACTAGAGGTGATAACTGTTATATAATGGCTCTATTATGATAATTTTCGATTACAATCAAGTGGCCATCTCTAATCTGATGGAACAAATCGGTTCTTCAAAGGTATCGGTTGATGAAACATTGGTTCGCCATATGATTCTGAATACCATTCGTACCTATGTGAAGAAATATAAAGAATCTCACGGACCTGAGGTCGTTATTGCTTGCGATAACCGACACTACTGGCGCCGTGAGATTTTTCCTTACTATAAGGCAAGTCGTAAGAAGGCTCGTGATTCTTCTGGTCATGATTGGAATTCTATCTTTGATTGTTTGGGTAAAATCAAACAAGAATTAAAAGAGAGTTCGCCTTATAAAGTGATTGATGTTGACACCTGTGAAGCGGATGATATCGTTGCGATTTTGACAATGAAGTTTTCTTCTACACAAAAGATAATGATTCTGTCCTCTGATAAAGACTTTGCACAATTGCAAAAATTCCCTAATGTTGAACAGTATTCACCTATTCTTAAAAAGAACATCAAAGAACCTTTACCTGCGGCTCAATTGAAACAATTGATTATTCGTGGTGATAAAGGCGATGGCATTCCAAACATTCTAAGTAAAGATGATACCTTTGTCACAGGTGTAAGACAGAAACCTATTACAGAATCAAAAATTATTCATTGGATGAATCAGACACCAGAAGATTTTTGTAATGATGAAATGTTGCGTAATTTCAAACGAAATGAAATGCTGATAGACCTTACAAAAATACCTGAGAGCCTGAAAGAGTCTATACTACATACCTATGAGAACGCAAAAGGAAAAACTAAACAAGAGTTTATGAATTATATGATTGCGAACCGTCTCAAAAACCTACTTGAAGTGATTGATGAATTCTAATGGAAGCTAAATTATACTCCGAAATTTTGGCAGATTTTGATACTGCACCTACCCGTGCTGATAAAATTGCCGTTCTACATAAAAATGATCATCCAAGATTTAGATCCTTCTTGGCCATGGTATACAATCCAGAATTCAAATTCGAAGTTGAGATACCAAAATATAGACCTGCGGTTGAACCTGCAGGATTAAATTTTACATATCTTGATATTGAAGTGCCTAAATTATATCGATTCATATTGGGGCATCCAAAACTTGAAGGTGCAGTCCTTGATGAGAAAAGAAAAAAATCATTACTGACTATTGTATTAGAGTCTTTACATAAAGATGAAGCGGAACTTCTTGTTAAAGCAATCACAAAAAAAGACCTTGGTGTAAAATTTCTCACATCAAGAATTATTAAAGAAGCATATTCGGATATCAATATACCATGAAAGTTGCCGTTGTTACCCCAACAATTGCGTCAGAGCATTTAGCAAAATGTATTGATTCGGTCGATAAACAAACATACGAGGATATCGTACACTATGTTTTCATTGATGGTTGTCAATATGAACCAAAGGCAAGAGAAATTCTTGTTGGGTCATCTAAGACCAGAATGATTGAATTGGAAGAGAATGTTGGAAAAGGCTGGTATGGGCATAGAGTCTATGCGGCTTGTTCCTTTTTGGTTAATGCTGATGTTATTTGTTACCTTGATGAAGATAATTTTTTAGATCCTGATCATGTTGAATCGGTTGTGAAAAAATTAGAAGAAGGTAATGATTGGGTTTATTCTTTAAGAAAAGTGGTAGATAAAAATGGAAAATTTCTTTGTGAAGACAATTGCGAAAGTTTGGGAGACTGGCCTGTTTACTTTAATCCAGAAGTATTCCACATTGATACATCATGTTTTGCCGTACGCCGTGATGTTGCTGTTCGGATTGGTCATGCTTGGTACGGCCAATGGGGCGCAGATAGACAATTCTTTAGTGCATTAAAAAAACATTTTAATAAACATTCTTGCACAAAAAAGTACACAACAAATTATAGGCTTGCCGGTAATGAAAACTCAGTAAATGAGGACTTCTTTATTGAGGGCAATGGAGTTAATTTTGCAAAATATAATGGAATACTTCCTTGGAAAACAGACAAACAATATGTCAAAGTTGGTCCTGGAATCTCAATCATCACCTAATATGAAAACTGCACTTATAACCGGAGCCGCTGGCTATCTTGGGTCGCACTTGGCCAAATCACTTAAACAATCCGGATGGAAAGTTGTTGGTCTAGGGCATAAGCGACACACTATGAATCCTTATTTGGATGTTATGCACTATGCTGATGTTCGCAATATGGATGATGTTGATGATTTGTTTTCACGAATCAAATTTGATGTCGTATTTCATCTTGCTGCTCGTATTGAAGCGGGTGTATCAGTTAAAGAACCCACTGAATTTTATTCTGTAAATACTGGTGGTACCTGTAATGTTATAAATGCAATGGTTCGTCATGGCGTAAAGAATCTTGTGTTTTCATCAACTGCTGCGGTTTATCGTGCATCAAATAAACCATTGAAAGAAGACGATATAAAATTCAATAATTCACCTTATGGTTACAGTAAACTATCGGCTGAAATTGCAATTAAGGCATCAGGATTGAATTATGTTATCTACAGATATTTCAATTTAACTGGTGCAGATCCCGAAGGTGAATTCGGTGAGGCTCACGAACCAGAGACTCATTTGATTCCTCGGTTAATTCAAAATCTAAATAGCTTTCAGATTAATGGTAATGATTATAATACACCTGATGGTACCTGTATCAGAGACTATGTTCATGTAACAGATATTGCCGATGCACATAATACGGCTGCACAGTATTTGTTAAATGATGGCAAATCAATTATAGCAAATCTAGGTACAGGTCAAGGTCTTTCCATTTTAGAGATTATTTCTAAACTAGAAGAGATAACAGGCAAAAAAATTAATTACACCTTAAATCCAAGGCGACCCGGTGATGCCGATTCTCTGATTGCCGATGTTACTCTTGCCAAGGAAGTCTTGAATTTTCATCCTAAGCATGATATAATGTCTATATTGAAAACCGCTTATGATTGGCATAATAGAAATGACGAATAAAAAAGATTTAGATTTAGATGTTAGTGCAGCTGAAAAAATTGGTCTTGGTTTACTTAACAGTCATGTACATTTTTTAACTGGCGAAATAACCGAAGAAAACATAGAAGAAACCATTAAATGGATTGTGTATGAAAATATCATTTGTGGTTCTGCTCCAAAAACTCTGACACTGTATATCAATTCAATGGGCGGTGCCTTGAATGATTCACTAGGTCTAATTGATATAATGCGAGTTTCTAAATGTCCGATTGCAACCGTTGGTCTTGGTTCAATTTGCTCGGCTGCATTTATGATTTTCTCCTCTGGTCACAAAGGTATGAGATACATTGCAAAAAATACCAGTATCATGTGCCACCAATATAGTGATGGCATCGAAGGTAAACACCACGATATCAAATCACGATACAAAGAAGTTGAATTGAACAATATAAGAATGATTAATATTCTAAAAGAAAATACAGGATTGGATACAAGAGCAATCAAATCGAAACTACTAAATGCAACCGATGTTTGGTTGACCGCGGAAGAATTGATTGAGCTTGGTGTTGCTGACGATTATATTTAACAGAGTTGGAGGTTAATTTTCAGAAATGATTTCAGGTAATAAATTAAAGCGACCTTTGAAAAAGAGGTTCAAAGAAGAGGACGATTATAGCGTCCCAAAAAATAAAAATAAACATAATAATAAAACAGCATGGCGGATGTTAAGAAGTGAACAGAAAGAAAAGTATGGAAAATAGCTATCGTAAACTATTGAAGCAACAAATCAAAGAATTGGAAATTCACATTGAGCAATCCTTTGAAAAAAAAGAAGAATTGCAAAATCAATTGACTAAATTAAAAATGGCTGAGTTTGAAGAGGATATGAGAGAAGAATCCCCGCAACAACTGCTAAAAGGTTAGTGTTGTAAAAAAACAACATTACGCTTGACATATAGACCTACCTGTGTTAGGATATCTGTATGTTAGAAATTCTCAAAGAAACCACAGTTTGGTCTGACGGATCAAATATCAATCACACCTATCTGCTTGAAGGTGCCAAAATTATCGCATATGCAAAATATGGCGGTGATGATGTTCAGGTTCTAAAAACACAAATTAAAATTGATAAAAGGTATCGCACCTTTGTAAAGTCCAATCATTCTGCATTGGCTAAATTTATCAAAACCACTCCCACAAAAAGTAGTACTAGAGTTTTCAAAATCAAAAGCAAAACAAAAGAATATTTTGTAGAACTTTCTGATTACAATTATACCTGTACTTGTACTGGTTTCAGTTTTCGTGGAAAATGCAAACATATTACTGCTGTTGCAGAAAAACTACAGTCTGCCAAATAGTTGTTGACATCCTTGCCAATTTGTGTATAATGGATCCTGTTGAGTTGATAAAGGAAAGAAAATGACTGATTTTGAAATGAAGTGCTACGGTATGTCCCAAGAAGATATCCGTGAACAATATATGCAAAGCATGACCGCTAAATTATCTGGCCTTGAAATGGTCGTTATGGGTATTTTATCTGATGCTCAGTTTTGGCTTGAAATGAATAACACCGAAGCTTCTCGAAAACAAATGAATGTTGCAAAATTCATCCTCGCCGAAATGATGGATGCAAAGCAACCTGCTTAATTAAAGATTTTATGAAATTACACATCTACACTCAAAATCAAGAAAACTACGGCGCCCATGATTGGGACGGAGTTGGTGAATGCCCTTCTTATTGGAAATTCAAGGGCGGCTCGGACTTTTTTGTCCCGATGGGCTATCGTATTAATTCTGAAACCGCTACCGCTATTGTAATGTCGGTTCGTGGTGATATCGAAGAAAATAACGATTACTTCCGTTGCGAAATTATTGGTTGGGATATTGTCGCTGATGATTTTATGACCGAATTCGAAAAATCACAATTAGAATATGAAGGTTCAATTCGTTATCCCGCCAAGGTGTTAGAATTGTGTTAATCTACACCTATCAAAAGTCCAAGAAAAAAAGCAAGACCAAAAAAGAACTTGCTGAGTATCAGGCTTGGCTTGATAATCTTAACAATCAAAAAACAAATTTTTCAAAAAAGAATATGGGCAAAGTAATTTTTAATCCAAACAATATACCAAAATTGACTACACCACCAGGTCGTGAGACAGTTAAACATCCGAGTAAAGTAACGCCCGGTGGTTCTTGCACAAAACCAGTTACAGGAAATGTTTATACAGGAACTGCGATGATAGGTATTGGCACTTTGCATAAGAGTAACGCTGTTCCCATTTTCACGAATGAGGATGCAAAAGACCAAGCTAACATGCGAAGATGAGCGCTGTTGCATAAAAACAACAGTCTCCGAAATAGCGCTTGACATTTGCCGTGGTTATGTTATACTCTATCCATAGATTGAAAAAGGACGAAAAATTATGAATTTGTTGACAGTTGGAAACCCTAAAGTGCTCAAGGGTATGAGTCAAGGTTATATGACTTACATTTTACACCTTGCGCCGGCTAATTTGTCTGGTTATGAAACCTGTGCTAAACGAACCACTGGTTGTACTGCCGCTTGTTTGAATACAGCTGGCCGTGGCGGTATGTTCAAAAAAGGCGAGAATACCAATGTTATTCAAAAGGCTCGTATTCGTAAAACAAAAATGTTTTTTGAAGACCGCATTACCTTTATGAATTTGCTAGTTAAAGATATTGAATTAGCAATTAAACAATCCGTTAAAAAAGGTTTGATTCCTGTTTTTCGTATGAACGGAACTTCCGACCTTGCATTTGAAAAATACGAAGTGCTCCGCAACGGACAATCATACACCAACATTTTCTACGCTTTTCCTGAAGTGACATTTTATGATTATACCAAGATTCTTGGCCGTAAAATCAAAATGATTCCTAATTATTCTTTGACATTCTCTGCCGCTGATGGTAATGATGCCGATGTTTATCGTGCTATTGCAGAAGGCTACAATGTTGCAACAGTATTTGGTTTGAAGAAAACCGAACCGATGCCAGAAACCTATTTGGGTCGTACCGTGTTTAATGGTGATGATTCTGATTTGCGCTTTTTGGATCCAAAAGGTGTTGTTGTTGGTTTGTATGCCAAAGGTAAAGCGAAAAAAGATACCTCTGGTTTTGTGAAATATCCTACTTTTTTAATGAAGGCTGCTTAATATGGGAACTCGTTCTTTAACTTATGTGTATGAAGGTGAAACACCTATCATGTGTATGTACCGCCAGTTTGATGGTTATCTTGAAGGTCACGGCCAAGAATTGGCCAACTTTTTGAATGAGTTGACCGTTGGTAATGGCATTTCTGGCAAACCAGAATTGTTTACTTTTGCAAATGGCATGGGTTGCCTTGCTGCTCAAATGATTGTTAATTTTAAGAAAACACCTGGTGGATTTTACATTTATCCAGTTGAGATGAACCAAGATGCTTGGCAAGATTATGAATACCACGTTTATGAAAATAAAGTGGTTGTTAAGAATCCTGACGAAGTGATTTTTGAAGGTTCTTGGAATGAATTCTTGGCATTGACCACAGAAAAAGAATCCGATAATATTGAATCTAAAGCTATGTATGGTAATTAAAGGAAAAAATATGAATAGTACATTAAGAGATTATAGCTCACCTCCTTGGGAAACTTCTTTGTATAAGAAAATCCCAATGAGCAAATATTCACCCGATAAAATTAAGGTGATTCGTGAAATTGTGGGTAAGCCATTGAAGATTCGTTTTCGTGGTCCTAGAAATACCACAAAAGATATGGGTCGCAGCACCCATACAAGGCAATCAAGTTGCCTAAAAGAAAATGCTGTTACTTTTACTGTGTATTATCGGTAAACATGATAAAAGTACTTGACAAATCAACCGATGTGTGTTATACTAAGTGTTCTTAAATTGAATTGGAGATTATATTATGGCTCGTGGAAAATCAAATAAACTTGCACCCTTTGAAAAGTTGTTGACCGTCATGGTCACAGGCAAACCCGTAACGAAAGATGAAATTGAGGCCACTCTTGGCAATGAAATTCATATGTATCGTTTGTCCACTTATATGTGGCATATCAAGACCAAAGCCAATGGCGTGGTCAAGGTAATCAAAGAAGGTCGTAAGGCTGTTTCTTATCAAATCATAAATGTTGATGAGATTAAAAAACATCTCAACTTTACAGGTGTTACTAAGTCTGGCTTTGTTCCAGGCAAAGCAACTAAAGTCACAAAAATTACCAAGCTGAAAGATTTGGGCGCAGTGCCTGTAATCAAACCTGTGGTTGAAGTGACACCAAAACCTGTTGTTGCAGAATTTGAAATAACAGAAGTTACTGAATAACTTTTTACAATCATACAATGAATAATTCTCAAAAAGAAGTTTTACTAATCACACAAGAAGAATGTGCTGAGGTGACGCAAGCCATTTCAAAAGTTTTTCGTTTTGGTATTGATGGTTCACACAATGAACGAACAAACAAAGAACGATTGACCGAAGAACTTGGTGACTTGCATTGTATGATTGAGTTAATGGTTGAATCGGGTATGATTGACCGAAGTGAGTTGTTAAATGCATCAGGCCTTAAACGACATAAATTGCAGAAGTGGTCAAATATTTTTAATGATGATAAGGTGATATAAAATGACTTCCTCAGTTAAGATGCTGGGTATTGGTATGGCAGTAATGTTATTGGTATTGAAACCAGAAATTGGTTTTGCTATTGTTAATGGCGTTTCTGTTGGTGTGCAAGGCATTGCTGATTCTTTTCAAAAAGAATCTGATAACGAAATTGTAGTTGTAGAAGATGTGGTGGAGAATAATGATGCCACTGCATTAATTCTCGACCAATTGCTACAAGAATTTAAGTCTCTAAAAGATAAATCTCCTCAAATAATTATTGAAGAGCGTGAATCATCTTTACTTTCCAAACATCAAGCCTATAATGATGCATTAGAGAAGCAATACATTTTGGAAAAGAAAGCAATATATCACGGTAATGATCCAATTGTCCGCCATCGATTAAATCTACCACCAAAGTTACCATCGTTTGAACAATGGAACCCCACCGCGGAATCTTTTGACAAAGAATTTAATGCAAAGTTTGGATCAAGATAATGGAACCTTCTTTATTACTATCGGCACTTGGCTTAATTTTTACTGTAAATGCCACTAGTGCAGCTGCTTTCAAGGAACAAAAACTTGAAGGTTCTAAAATCTGTGAAAATGGATTAATAATTAAAACACTTTATCGTGACCAAAATAAAAGACTATATCTAAAGTCGAGAGAAACAGTTTTATCAATGACTGAAAAGCCAACCAAAAATACTGTTCGCCGTTTTGAAACAGATAACAGTGAGGTTGTGTTCTTACAATTGCCAGAGAAGGCAATGATATTGGATAACAAAAATATGAAACCTATTTTAACTGAATGTAAGGATGTTTAATGTATAATTACCTCAAATATAGTGGCCTTTCTGTTACAATACAATTGAATCCATTACATTGGAAAGTTTGGCCTTGGTTTAAGAATGAAACAAATAGTGAGTGGGGTTCAGCAGAATACACTTGCAGCTTGTCATTCTTGTTTTTAACAATTAGATTTTGGATTGATAACGGAGATTGGTAATGAAATACTGGACAGAATTAAATAGATTAGAAACACAAATTATCCGCCTTGAAGAAATGCGGTCTTTGTTTAGTGTGATGGCATCTGGTGCAGAAGAAAGTAGTGCAGAAGATATCCGTAGCGCCTTGTGGTATGTTGAAGGTTCTTTGACCGATATTCATCAAAATTTACGAAGTGAATTTAATGACTTGTGGGAAGTTGTAAAATATGCTGATGAAGAAAAAGAAGAAAAGAAACACAAAGGCGGCATGAAGAAAAAAAAACAAATGACTGACCGTGAATTGCCGTGAATATTTTTTATCTTGACCATGATGTAACTAAGTGTGCAGAAATGCATGTGGATAAACATGTTTGCAAAATGGTGATTGAATATGCTCAGTTGTTGTCAACTACACACCGTGTTCTTGATGGTGAAATGTATATTGATAAAACAATTAATAATCGAAAAATCAAAAGATGGCGGTTACTTGATGAGCGTGAATTGAGATTGATGAAACCCACAATGATGAATCATCCTTCTGCTATTTGGCTTCGTCAAAGTGACAAACATTATTTGTGGCTATATAATATGTGGTGTGAATTACTAAAAGAATTTACCTATCGTTATGGTAAAATCCATGCAACCGCAAGATTGATACCAGATTTGGCGAAACTGCCAGAGAAATGTCCTGTTGGTGATTTTGTTGGTCCTACTCCTGCAATGCCCGATGATTGTAAAGTTCTCGGCAATTCCTTGCAGTCATATCATAATTATTATGTGATGAAGAAGGAACATTTATGGTCATGGAAAGGTAAAATAAATAGTAGACCAAAACCAATTTGGCTTGTTAAAATGGTTGAACCTTTATCACATGGAAAAAATTAATGCCAACATATGAATTTTTAGATACGAAGACTAGTGAAGCTTTCGAACGGATTATGAAGATTAGTGAAAGAGAAGTATTTCTTTTGAACAACCCCCATATTCAACCGATAATTTCTGCACCGATGCTAGTATCAAGCGTATCAACAATAGGAAAACTACCAGAAGGTTTCAAAGAGGTACTATCTAAAGTTGGTGAAGCACATCCAGATAGTAAACTTGGTCGAGAATATGGTAATAAGACAAATGCACAAGTGAAAGCTCATGACATTGTTGAAAAGTACCGCAAAAAAGCAAAGATTGCATGACATTTAACTTTATAAAATTACCTGAATTAGATTTTGACCTAAAAGCAGAGACAACTGAAGAGGGCCGGCGATATGTAACACCAGAAGGACAAAAGTATCCTTCTGTTACTACTGTTTTGTCCTCTTACAATAAGAAGGCTATTTACGAATGGCGTCAAAGAGTTGGTAATGAAGAAGCGAATAAGATTGCAGGTCGTGCTTCTCGCCGTGGTACGCAGCTGCATACCTTGTGTGAGAAATACATTCTTGGTGAATTAACCGAGATGAAAAAACAATCATTGATGCCTTTGGACAAAATGATGTTTGGTCAATTACGGCCAATATTAGATGAACATGTTGGTAATGTATATTGCCTTGAACAGGCATTGTATAGTGATAGTTTGCGATTGGCAGGTCGTGTTGACTTGATTGCGGAGTGGGATGGTGAGTTGTCAGTAATTGACTTCAAATCTTCCACAAAGGAAAAGAAAGAAGGCAACATTCGTAATTACTTTATGCAATGTTCAGCATATGCTGAGATGTTTGGAGAGATTACAAATAAACCAATCAATAAGATTGTGGTTGCGATTGCAACCGAAGAACAAGTGCCACAGGTATTTGTGAAAGACAAGACGGATTATTTGCCAGAATTAAATCAATTTATTGATAAATACTGGCGTGATATTGCTGTATGAAGTAAAGAGAAAAGTGTTCTGGACGGGGATGCAAATTCCCCCTCCTCCACCATAATAGGAATTAGCATGGACGAATCACATTCGCTTTGGAAGTTTATTAATGTAGATTGTATCAAATACATTTGCATCAATAACTATTCCGAAAGACATGCTAGACTTATTATGATGGGGGAGAATAGTTTCGACAGGGCAAAGAGTAACAGAATGGACAGCACGACACAGATAGTCGTAAAAAGTAAAACAAAAATAAATGCAAATGACGAAAGTTACGCATTAGCAGCCTAAACGCTGCTTAGGGTTTCGGTTAGTTTCCTCGTAACAGAATAACTAACCAAGAATTTATTTTGGAGAAAATTGTGAAAGTATATAAAAGCGGTTATCGTAATCATTGGGTATCTCCATACACTATTCTCAAGGCGGTTTGTTTTTGGGAAAAAGATGATGATGTGTTTTACAACCATGAAGATATTCCTGGCCACAAGTATGATAAGTGGGTTAATTTCTTAGACCCATTCTGTAAAGCATGGTCTAAGTTCCTTGATTTTGTTCACCCACAAATTAACTATGTAAAGATTGACCGATATGATACTTGGTCAATGGACAGCACATTAGCAGATATCATTCTGCCAATGTTGAAACAATTACAAAAAGATAAACATGGTTCTCCTTTTGTTGATGATGAAGATGTACCAGAAGAATTGAAATCAACATCAGCACCACCAAAAGAAAATGAATATTCTACTGATGACAATCATTTCAAACGATGGGACTGGGCACTTAATGAAATGATTTTTGCCTTTGAATGTAAAGTTGATGATACATGGCAAGAAAAATTTAGTTCTGGTGAATTCGACAAGAAGACGGTTGCTTGTCAATGGGATGAAAACGGCAAAGCAAAGATGTATCAATGGATTGACGGACCGAAACATACCTACACATTAGATTTTGATGGTATGCAAGAAGTACAAAAACGAATCACCAACGGATATCGTTTGTTCGGTAAATATTATGAAGCGCTTTGGGATTAATTTATTATAAATAGATATACTACCACAACACACACAGGTAGTATAACACACACAGGAGAAAACTATGTCAAACATGACACCTTTTGAAATTCGTCTTGAGCTATTAAAAATGGCAAGAGACATGCTATATGATTCTTATAACGCAGAGCGTGACCGCATATCTCAAGGCTGGCACATGCAATGCGAATCGGCAAGAAGTAAGGGAGAAAATCCTCCTGAGCATCCATCTTTGCCAGCAATCCCCTCAGAAACAGAGATTATAACAAAAGCTCAAACCTTAAATGGTTTCGTGTCTAATATTTCCGCACCAGAAACACCAAAAGTTTCCGTTAAGAAAACTTCTTAATTGAGGGTAGTGGGACTTTGCGTCCCACTTTTAACACACACAAGGAGTAACATGCGAAGTAAACTAATAGTTTTTAGCATATTTTTTTCGTCAGCAATTTTATTCTTATCGATAGTAAGTGTAAACACACACAACATATTGCCTATAAAATCAACATTCAACAATTTGACTGTTGAGGCACAAAAACAAGTAACCTGTTTAGCTGAAAACATTTACTTTGAGGCAGCCCATGAACCATTAGATGGAAAGAAGGCAGTTGCTTTCGTCACTTTGAATCGGCTACAATCAGGATATGCCGATAACATTTGCGATGTGGTTCAACAAAAGACGGGCAAAACATGTCAATTTTCATGGTATTGTGATAGCACATTTACCTCAAGGCGCTTGACAATCAAGCAGACTTCATTGTATAATGATATCTTACAGTTGTCTACGAATGTAGTTTTGAATTTTGAACGAATGACCGATGTGACCAATGGTGCAACCTATTATCATGCTGATTATGTAAACCCTAACTGGACAAGATTACAAAAGGAGACGCAAATTGGCAGACATATTTTCTACAAAAGTAAAATCGACCAAATCGACCGAAACAAAGGAATCATTTAACATGAACAAAGACTTAATCACAATCTGCACATCGGTAGTAATCGTATTATGTACCGCAATAATTGGTGCAATCGTGTATAATACTAATGATAGGAACAACATGGCGAAGAATATCGAAGCAGCAATTGCTAAAGGTGTTGATCCATTATCAGTGAAGTGTGCATATGAGACAAATTCTAATCCAATTTGTATCACATATGCTGTTACAGTTAAGAAATAATTTTTTAGGAGTATATTATGGCTATTCAGCAAGTGAGTGTTAATCAAATTTCAAACCCAGCAGACCGTGAAAAGTTGTTGAAAGTAATCCGTGAGGTGTCTGATTCAATGGCACGAGCACAGGGTGAGAAAGAATATATCCGTGAAGCAATTGCGGATATCAGTAAACAGTTACAATTACCAAAAAAGATTGTAGCGAAAATGGCGAAGGTCTACTTCAAACAGAACTATGATGAAGAAGTTGCTGTACAAGACCAATTTGAAACCCTTTATGAAACGATTGTGAAATGAAATATACCTTCAAACAAATAGATAATATCTCTGGCCGTAATGCAGAGACTACAGTTGAGTTTAGCGCAGACTCACTTACTGATATTTTACAGCACTTTGAAATGTTTTTGCGTGGTTCAGGTTTTCATCCATCAGGTACATTAGACTTTGTTGAAGATGAAGAATATTATAATGACCCAATCGACTTCAATGTTGAGTCTGTAGAAGAACCATGGAACGGTGTTGCACCATCTACCGCAATGCAGTGGACTGTAAATGAGTTGATGAAAGGCTCAGTCAATAAAGAACCAACTGTTTGTCCGGTCTGTAAAATTGATATCGAAACAATGGCTAACTATGAATGCTGGGATCAAAACTGCCCAAAGGGAAAAGATGCCAACTAAAGACGAAATGGCAAAATTTGCCAGGTCTATAGAAGAATTCGCTGCAAATACAAAATACAATTATATTGAAGCGGTTGTGGAGTATTGCAAAGAAACTGGCCTTGAGATTGAAGTGGCTGCCTCGCTAATCAATTCTAATCTAAAATCTAAAATTGAAAATGTGGCATTGGACAATAATATGCTAAAAGAAAAAGGTGCTAGGTTACCGATATGATATCTGGTTATGAAGCTTTTGGACTCTATCAGGCTCTAAAACTTCACTTCACAACCGACTCATACGATTACTTTAAGTATGCAGGTAAAACTAATATTAGTGTTACCACATTTGAGAATCGTAAAGACAAATACCACTTCTATAAACTATCTCGCAAGTATAGCAACAAGGAAGATTTAATTAATTTTATTGTTGCTAATTTTATAGAAGATGAGAAGTCATGGGTCGGTGTTTTGCTGCAAGAAGAAGCTGATATGAATTTTCGTAAACGACAAAAGGTAATTCAGTCACTATCATATACTTTTGAAAATGATTGTAAACTTATTTTCGGTGATTGTATACTTAATCCTAATGAAGCGTTGAAGACTGATGGTGATTACCCGGTACTACTAACCAAGACTCTACAAAAGGTTGTGCAAATTGAAACCTTGTGTTTACTTAATCAGGCTCTTGGATTCTTTCCTATGTGGACAAATAAAATCAATGACACTATTCGGTGGCCAACAGTTAGGCAGAAGTGTGTCAAGTATACCTCTTTTCTACCACAGGATAGTGTAAAATACAAGTTGATATTGAAAAAGGTGTTGAATGAAAATCTCTAAGATTTATTTGGATATGGATGGTGTTCTCTGTAACTTTGAACGCCGTTATTTTGAACGATACAATGAGTTACCCGGTTCAATGCGTGACCGTAAGGACTTTAATATACATTGGGACGATTTCGTTGAAACGAATCAGTTTGAAACCTTAGACTGGTGGCCTGGTGGTAAAGAACTGCTGACTTATGTTTGTTTTCTACATAACGAACATAAGGTTGAAGTGGAAATGCTAACCTCTTCTGGTGGACAAAAACACTATGAGTCGGTAGCAAGGCAGAAGCAAGTATGGTTGAATTCTAAAGGAATTATTTTTAAGGCGAATGTCGTTGCAGGTCGGAAAACAAAATCTGAATTTGCAAGACCCGACACAATCC